AAGATGGGCAACAGAAAATGGTCCTTATGGAATAGAAAAAGTAATCCAGGGCGCCAAAACAGAATCAGTTCCGCTCGGTGAACTTAAGAAAATGGCAGAAGATAGATTATTATTGTTTGATGAAGCACTTATGACATTCGCAATGGGAAATTGTATTGTATTAGAAGATACAAACGGTAACCGCAAACTTTATAAGATCAGACATGACCAGAAGATCGATAATGTTGCGGCCATGATGGATGCGTATGTTGCTTACAAGTTAAATAAAGATAACTTCGAGTAAGAAAGGAGCTAAAAATGGCAGAAGAATCAATGACAATTCTTGAATCTATAAAAAAGCTCCTTGGAGCAGAATCGATAGATTCATTTGATGAAAATCTTATCATGTTTATTAATGGAGCACTCAATACCCTTACACAGAACGGCATAGGTGATCCGAAAGGTTTCTCTATAAAAACCGGTGAGGAAACATGGGAAGACTTCATAACGAACGACCATATAGAACTATACGAGTTATGTAAGGAGTTTGTGTACCTTAAAGTTCGACTCGTATTCGACCCGCCGACGGGCTCAGTTCTTGATTATTACCAGAAGCAGATCCAAGAGGATTTGTGGAGGATTCGAGAGCAGGCAGAACCGGCTGATATTTTTGAGGTGAATAAAGATGAGTAATTGGTGTATAACTCCTAATAACAATGACCTCATGCACTATGGTGTTAAAGGCATGAAGTGGGGGGTAAGACGGTATCAAAATCCAGATGGTTCTCTTACTAATGCTGGTAGGGAGCATTATGGTAGAAAAATTAGATATACGGGTTTATCAGAAGAAGATAAAAGAAATAGGAAAAAAGCATTAGCAAAGGCAATAGCACTAAGTGCGGTTGCACCAATTTCTTTAGTTCATCCAGTAATTGCAGCAAGCGTAATATCAGAAGCCTCTTTACAATATAAGATTGCTAACTCATATAAAAAACAAGAAAAGATATATGATGAAATAGACGCAAATACAAATATAGATAAGAAAACTGGTCTAAAATTAAAACAAAAAGAAACAAGTGAAAAAGAGGATATTGAGTGCGTAAACCCAAAGTATTGGCAATTTAAGAATGAGGCTGAAAATAATTGTGCCATGTGTTCTATTGCTTTTGCTCTTAGAAAACAAGGATATGATGTATCCGCTTCTACAACATCTAGGGGTATGACTGACTCGGAAATTACAAGAACTTTCAAAAATTCAAAAGTAACGCCGATAGCCTCAAATAGAAATGATTCAAAGCTAACAAGAGAGAGGGCAAATGCAACAATAGATAAAATACAAACAGATGCTAACAATACAAGTGGTATAATAACGGTTAGTTGGTACCCGCAAGCTGGGCACGCGATGAATTATGAGGTTGTAAATAATAAAATTAGAATAATTGATACACAATGTTCCAAAGTTTATGATAAACCAAAGGACATAAGAAAAATGTTTGAGCACACAAAAGAGGTCAGTATAATTAGATGTGATAATTTATCACCAAATCCAAAGTATGCTAAGGAGTGTATATATGATGGTACAAAACGTAAAGATGATGGAACCGTTTAAAAATAAGAATAAAGACAGAATAATAAAAAAAATATATAATATGAATATGAATGTATATTTAATATATGCTCCTTTAAAGAATGTTAGCGGCACAGATTACAATGGTTCATATTATATAGTAGATAAAAAAACTGGAGAATGGCGCTCCTTTAATCCATCAGAAAATTTTAACCTTTTCGACTCTGCATTAAAAAATGAAATAAAATAAAGGAGGCCTCAATGGACTGGTATATAATCCCTAAAGAAAATGACCTAATGCATTACGGCACAAAAGGCATGAAGTGGCGTCATAAGAAAGCCCAATATATTGCCCCTTCTGGGCCTGGCTACCATGGAATGCCGAGTAATATAAAGCTTAGAACTCAGAAGCAAACCGGAACAGCATTAAGGCAGAGAAGGACCGCAACCCTAACAAAACGATATGAGAGTGATGTTAGAAAAAAGGATGCAGAAGTTGCACCAAGAAGTAAAAATTTAACAGCTCAGAGAACAGTTCTTGATATGGTTGTCGGAAAAAAGAAATTAGACAAGCAGTACATCATGGATAACTGGAGCAGAATAAAGAATAATCCGTCAGTAGTTCGGCTTCTTAGAGCAAAGTATCCAATGATTTATAGGCAGGCATCAACAAAACTTCATACCGGTGGCGGTGGCGGAAGATATTAATAAAGGAGGTCAAAAATGTCTGAATGGTATATAATTCCTAAAGAAAATGACCTCATGCATTACGGCGTACTTGGTATGCGTTGGAAGCACAAAAAACCAAATAAATATGACATTGCAAGAGAGCGGTTAAAGAGTAAAAGTCAACTTAAAAATAGAACCGGAAGTAGTATGCCAAGAGAAACCACAAAATCAAAGGAGCAGAATAAAACTAGAAGCTTTGGAAATGCTGCGGAAATTGGTGCATCTAAAGGAATTACTAATGTTAAAAATTCTAAAGCTCCATTAAAATTTAAACTGACTTATTCTACTGTAAAATCAATGCTAGACGGAAAAACTAAAGTAAATCTGGCATACATTAAAAGAGCATATGGCCTCGCAACAGCATCGCAAAGAAAAGAACTTTTAAAATTGTTTAATAAGTATCCAGCTTCTAGAAAAATAATGAAGCAGCTTGGTTTGAAGACATCGCTTGATTTGACATTCGGCCCGAAGAAACCAAGAACAATAATCATTTAAACAAGGAGATAATTATGGCAGAACGTAAAAGACGAATAGTAAAAACTACTCCTATGCCAGAGATTAATGTCTCTACTAGAACAGAAGGTGTAGCTATTAAAACAGAACTAATCAGAGTAAAACCTTCATCTGATTCTCTGTATATTGGAGCATTAGTATCTGGCGATAAAGTTGATATTCTTGATAGCTCCCTTTATAGTGAAGGTTGGATTAAGATAAAGTCTAGAACAACAACTGTTGAGGGGTATGTAAGTTCTAAATCAATTTTATAAGGAGGAAAATTCAAAATGAGTAATATTTTTTACATTGAATCTCCTTATTTGTCACACCATGGCATTAAAGGCCAAAGATGGGGCATTAGACGATTCCAAAATATTAACGGAACTCTTACCCCATTGGGGCGAAAAAGAGTAAAGAAAGCCATGAAGCTTCATGATAAAATCCTTTCTGCAAAATCAGGAAGTGATTACAGAAAAGCACAAAAGAAATTTACAAAATATAGCAGGAAACTATATTCTGGTGAAACAAAAGAGCTTATAAAGAAAATACAGGAAGATAATGCTCTTCGTTCGGTTTATGAAGAAAAGAAATCTAGAGTTGGTAGAGAAAGAATAGAGCAGGCTTTGAAGTATACACAGTCGGCTGCTTCGATTTTGTCTACGGCTATGACTGCATATAGCACATATGCAACAGCTAAAAATACCCTTGCTGGTATTAAATCAAAGGGGAAGCCAACAGCAGCAGAACAAAAGGCACTTGCTGAAGCAAGAAACACAAATGCCGATGCTGCTCAAAAAGAATACAACTTAGATAGGCAAAAAGAAAAAGCTAAAAAAGAACCTAAGTATGAATGGGTCGACATGCCGAAGAATACTCCAAAATCTAAACCGAAAGATGAGCAGAAGTATTATAATATAGATGCTGATAAAATAAAGAATGGGGCAGACATCTTTAGTGATTATGCTAAGAAAAAGCAATGGGATAAGAAGGCTGCTGACTATGCAAAGAATGTATGCAAGGATGCTTTTAATAATTGGGCATCTGGTAAAAATGAATATAGTAGCTTTAAGAAAACTGCAAAACAAGCACAAGCTGCATTTTCGGTACCAGAAAAACCGTATATTGCCTTGCCGGCATCTACACCAGCTCTGGCATTGCCAATGGTAAGTAGTGCAACAGAAGTGATTAATGGAAAAGCATACAGAAAGAATGCAAATGGTTCATTATCACCATTATAACTAAGGAGGTCTCATAAATGCCAACATTTGCAGAACGAATTAAGAATTCGTGGAATGCTTTTCTTGGTAGAGACCAGACAGTTCCTAGATACCCTTATTACGGCGGCTTGGGATATCGCCAAGATAGAACTAGACTTTCTAGAGGAAATGACAAGTCTGTCGTTGGCACAATTTATAACCAAATCTCCGTAGATGTTTCATCCATAAACTTTAGACATGTGCGAAATGATGAAGAAGATAACTATGTTGAAGACATTGATGACGGACTAAATAGAATTTTCAAAATCAACGCAAATTTGGATCAGACAGGAAGACAGTTTATTCAGGATTTAGTCCTAACAATGATTGATGATGGCGCAGCTGCTATAGTTCCTACTGATACTACTGCTAATCCTTTAAATACTGATTCATATGACATATTGTCTGCCAGGATTGGTAAAATTATTGGATGGCTTCCGCAACATGTTACAGTTGAAGTTTATAATGAACAAACGGGTAAGAGGGAACAGTTGACCTTACCTAAGAAAATAGTTCCAATTATTGAAAATCCCTTTTATGCAATAATGAATGAACCCAATTCCACTTTACAGAGACTTATTCGAGTTCTTAATCAGATTGATAGATTAAATGAACAGAATTCAGCCGGTAAAATGGACATTATTATTCAGGTTCCTTATTCAATAAAAGGTCA